TAACAGCTAACGATACTTCAATAAACGGTTTTAGTTTAAGCCAGCTGGCAGTTCTTTTGCATTCATAAGGCGCATTAGGGTCCTTAATCATGATGCCTTCATAGCCGCCTTCTATTGCCTTTTGATTAATTTTTCTATATTGTTTGCGGCCTGCACTAGTATCGAGATCAACTTCTTCGTGATCTAAACAAGTAACATTGGGCAAGTCTGCTTGATGTTTTTCTACCCAAGCCTTGACATAGGCACTACGAGTTGTTTGATCTTTGTCCCACCGACCTTCTTGAAACTTGTCAAAAGGACATAAATCAAATAAATGCAGAACAGCATCGTCTGCAGCAACATCACTCTTGCGATGCACTTGTTTCATAAGGTCTTGAAAACTACTAGACATAACTTCGCCGTCTAACACTAGATCGTACTTAGGAGGGTCTTTCTTTACAACGGAACTGATTTGTTCTTTAATTTTCTCAAAGTTAACTAGCTCTTTACCATTGCGACTGAATTGATCCACACGGCCATCAGTATGGACGATAGTAATAACGCGAACGCCATCGAGTTTGACTTCGATAAGTTTTTTTCCAGTAACTTTGGATTCATGATTAGCACTATCATGAGCAAGCTGGCAACTAAAAACAGGAACTGCATATTGAGGCCACTTCTTTTCTACAACTTTGTTAATGGTCTTTTCGCTTGTACCACAGCGAAGATCCTTGATAAGAATACGGCGGTACCAACCATTCCATTCTGATTTAGTAGATTGCTTTATGGCTTCAGCAACGGCATCACGGGCATCGTTGCCGGTGAGGTGACGATCACGTAAACTGATAGCAAGACTAATAAAATTGTTCCAATCAAGCCCAAGGCCGTCTTCATCTTTCTTCTCCGGTATTTGTTTAAGTCCAAAAGTTATCATCGAATCCAGAGCAAGACGACAGCCTTCAAAAAATTGATTGTTGCCTGCTTCTGCTTGTGCAAGAATAATTGCTTCTTTGTTCAAACGGCTAGGATGATCTTCGAGAGAAGAAATGACAAACTGGCAAGGATCGCTCACAATGAACTCCAATAGTTAACTTGATGTAACTATTATACAGTCTATATATCAGTATGTCAAGTGATTATTAGTACGAAATGGCTTGCCTGCATAAGCGTATTCTAATTGGCGCATAATTTTTAGCTTCATTTGTCGTACTTTTGGGTGATCGTGGTTATTATTAAAAGCGGCTAGGAATCGTTGCCACATGGTTTTTCTTTTACGATTGGGTTGATTTTTATCAAGATATTCTGCGATTCCTTTTGGATCCCAACCAAACATGTCAATCATATCGCAGGCTAAGTTAAAGGCGTGTGCGCCCATCTCGTCTCTATCTCCATAATATTCCTGTTGTTTGCGATCTTTGGCGTACTGAGCTGTACTTTGATACATAGGAATTGGTTTAAAGTTACGAGCACGGAACTGTCGTGTGTGTATAATTTCATGCAACATAATATCCGAAAAAACTACACAAATTCGTTGCCAACGATATAGTGATAGTTTCATAGATTCAATGTCTGGAGGAAATGCTAGTTGAACTTCGATAAAACGACTATAGCCTTTGCGGTCATAGTCTGAATGGTACATGCCTCCTATCCAAATTTCGTTACCTTTTGCTTCTTTAAAACGTTCGCTAGTAACACGAATTGGAAGATGTTTTTTAAGATGTTTGCTAATTTTGCTAGAGATTTCGTCAATAGCTACCCGTCTGCCTACAAACTCGCTTTTAAGTTTGTAAAGCATTGAGTACAGCGTTTCGCGGTCCAGTAAAGACCAGTTGAATGCCTTGCGGGCCATAGCACACTCCTACACAGTTGTATTTATAGTGTACTACGGCTACCAATTATATACGCACTTTATGGGCGTTTTGTAACAATTTCGTCAACCAAGCCAAAATCAACAGCTTCTTGGGCACTCATAAAGTTGTCTCGTTCCATAGCTGCATAAAATTCGTCAAAAGTTTTACCCTTTGAATTATGATTAACATAAATCTGGGTAAGATTTTGCTTCATTTTTAGGATCTCTTTTACTTGGATTTCCATGTCTGTTGCTTGCCCGCCAGCACCACCGCTAGGTTGGTGAATCATGTGACGTGCATTTGGAAGCATTTTACGTTTGCCAGGAGCACCTGCTTGGGCTAGTAGACTGCCCATACTGCAAGCCTGTCCCATTACAATAGTCGCAACGTCCGGACGAATAAACTGCATAGTATCGTAGATTGCCATACCAGCGGTAACAACACCGCCAGGACTATTGATGAAAAAACTAATATCTTCATTGCCTTGACTCTCCAAAAATAAGAGCTGTGCTACGATAAGACTAGCACTATGCTCGTTAACATCCGTGTCTAGCATAACGATACGGTCTTTTAATAGACGACTATAAATGTCGTAACTGCGTTCTCCACGAGCTTCTTGCTCAATTACCATTGGTACCAAATGTGGCATTACTCTTCTCCAAAAATATAAGCGGCCATTTTGCGCTCAGTTGTAGCTTCATCTTTCATAGCGCATTCAAAACAGATATTTTCATCGTTTGGACCGTAAGGTCTGCACTCATCTACTTTTCCGCACATTTCGCAAACTTCATCAGGTTGCTGTGCAATAAATCCTCGACCGCTCATTCTTCAATACCTTCATACTCTGCAAGTTGTTTGCGGAAAACTTCTAGTTGTTCCATTAGGTTAACAAGTCCGTCGTGATTCATAGTGATAGCACTATATCCCATTTTGAATTCTAGTCGATTCTCGCTAGTCATACCTAGTGTGTAATAAGTTACAGCAGGCTTTTTAGGTTCGGGTGGAAGATAACCACCACCATCACCTCCGCCGTACTCTGTAGTTTCCTTTTGTTCAGGAAATGGAATTACATTACTGGGTTTCTTTTTAATCCAATTTAACATTTTTCTATCCCATTCTACATCCATGTTAAGCCAACGTCCAACAGGTGGACACCAAAAAGGCATTGCTAATACTATAAGCCACACTAGTTGAATAAGCTCTGGTCTAATGTCTTTGTAGTATAACGCAACAGGCAAGCCAATACCTAGATAAATGGCGCCTGTCCAAAACATCCAGTAGCCGCCTGTGCGTTCAAATAACTTCATGTTACTTGCCAATCACCACTTGACCTTTAAAGTCGTAGGGCACAACAACAGTATTGACTTTACCGTTCTTGATACCTTCGGCAATGTCTGCCTGTGCCTTAGCCTGCATGTATGCAATACTTTGGGCACCTTGGTTGGCTAGAGCTTGCATACGACGAGCTTCTGCTTCGGCAGTCTTTACTTCAACTTCTTTCTGCTTGAACTCGTTCTTGGCACGAACAAGAGCATTAGCAGATTCAACAACAGAGTCTGCTGGCACAATGTTACGAATTAACACTTGGCTAACAGTAATAGCACCGTCCAATTTCTCATCTACTAGAGTCTTTTGGATTTGTTCGCGAATAGCCTGCTCCATCGGCTGACGATTATCAGCCATATCCAATGCTTCGTACTTTCGTGCTTCTTTATAGATAGCATTACGAGCGGCATTGTAAATGTAATTAAACATCAAATATGTGTCGCCGTCGTGCTTGATGTGGAAGGCTTTTGACTTGCTATTGTAAAGTTCAGCAACTTGGCTTTGGTTCAAGTTATAGATAACAATAGCATCAAAGTCTTTCATGGTGCTGTTATCTTTGGCAATAGGAGTCATGTCGTCAAGTTTGACGTTAACATCTTTGACTGGGAATGTAAGAACATCACCAATAATAACTTGGTTAAAACTACCGGGTAGTAGCTCTTCATTTTTAACTTGCTTGTCAAAGCCAACCCGCAAGCCAACTTCACCAGTTTCGATACGAGTACAGCCTGTAGCAAGAACTGCGGCGGCAATAAGACCAAGGGTTGCGATACGTTTCATGTTTGTGTGTCCTTAAAATAAAATAACGATTGTTGTCATCACTGCTACTGCTAACAGTGAAACAATTATACTATAGCCAAGTGTCTTTGTCAAAGACCATTTTTCCTTTCCACTTAATGCTCGCCAGCTGACAATACTAAAATGGATTAGAACCGCAAAGACTATGAATACTAACCAAAGTCTAATCATGGATTTTCCTTTTTTACTTCTTCTTTTTTACGTTCTATAGGAGGAGGAAAGTATGGCTCTATTACATAGTGGTTGGCACTCCACCAACCAAATGCTGTAACAAAGCCATAAAAGAATATCTCAAGGACCATTATTGATCCAATTCTTTAAATGCCTCCGGAGCACGTTTGATAGCCATTTCTTGAAGTTTGTGCTGTTCTTTAGCACGTTTCAAGATGTTAGCATCGCCTGTAGGGAGAGCTACTAGAACATAGGTACGGAACCATTTACCTTCCGGTACTCGTTTAATTTCTTTAAGTTCAACGCCAGTAAGGTCAACTTTGTCGCAAGAGCTACGACTTACCATTTCATTAATGCTAGTGGCAGAGTTTTCGCCTTCTGAACGATAGACCTTGTTACGCATACTCATTGTACCGCCAGCAGTCATACAGATTTTTCTGTAGGCATCGTCTTTAGCCAGCAAGTCTGCATAACTAAAGTCTGTGCTACGGCCTGTGCCTGCTTCATATACGGCACTGGTGCTGGACGGAACTTCATACATCCACTTTGGAGCCTTATCAATAGCACGTTCAACCAATTTTTCTTGGCGTTCACGTTCCATGTCAGCTCGTTTGCCGTAAGGATCAGTTGTACCGCAAGCAGCCAATACAGCAACAATCGGCAATAAGGTAAGTATTTTTTTCATTATTTTCCACTCATCTTTTCTTTAGTCCATTCAGCGGACGATTTGATATCCTGACCAACACCTGCTACTGTAGAGCAAGCGGTCAGGGCCAGTGCTACCATTAATGCAAATACTACTTTCATTTTGCCATCTCCTGACTCTGTGTTTTAACTGTGTCTACACCTTTGTCTAGCATACGAGCAATGCCGGAAAACCCAACAGTAGCTAGTACCAATCCAAAGATAGTGCCTGCGATAAATGCCTTCATAAAGTTTGCCTCAATATGTTGTTAAACATGAGTATATTATATGTGAACTCAAGTCAAATGTCAAGTCACCATTTGTCCACAACTGTCCAAAGTTCATCATTTTTGCATATGACTCCTTTGGAAAACTGTAAACGTCCATTGTTATAGCGTTCACTAAAGTATCGACATTTGGTTCCTTTGAACATAAAGTAACCTTTTTTGGCTACAGTACCAAATTCTGTTTCCAAACCTTCGTCACCAATTCTCAAAGGACGATTTCGTTGTGCGCTTTCGCTACACACTAACATAGTTTCGGACTGGTACTTGCCGCCTAGTCGCATGTTCAATTCACTCAAACCATATTCAATGGCTTTTTGGCAACTAATCTCTGGATCTCCGTAGTCTTCGTGTGTCCAATTTACATTATGTTTTTCACCGTCGATTATAATGCTAAACTTAACTTGACACTTTTGGTTACTTTTGATTTTAACCAAATCGTCAATATTGCCCATTTTGCGATCAGCAGTAACTTTACTAACCTGACGCACTTGGCAGTCTTCAGCTAGTACTGTTTGACTAATCAATGCCAAAAGAATGAGAAGTTTTTTCATTGTTCGCAATTATAAACAAACCACCACATGTGTTCTTTGAGCAAGGCATTATATTGCCTGTCTATGGCAGATAATTGATCAGGGTCTTCGTTGAAGTTTTTTATTTGCTGAATTCGTTTAAGCTCTTTAAACTGCTCATTCTTTTGTTTGCAAGAAAGTTGCCAGTTTAAAAGTTGTTCGTAAGTGGGCACAGGTGCGCTGTTACTGCACCCTGCCACTGTTGCAATCAACAAAGTGATTAAAAGTCTCATTGAGCTTTGTCATTGAGTTCTACGTTAGACAACGCTGCAATAGTTTGGAATTTATCCCAAGCCATTTTTGCAGCAGGATTATTTTCTAGCTCGTCGTTCGGCAATACTGCTTCTAGCCAAATATAAGGCATACGTCGAGGATGGGCACCAAACTGGCGAGGTTGGTGGAATTTACCTTGTTCCCAAAGTTCAATACTGACACTACGGAAACGGTCTTCGTCTTCGTCTTTGTATTTGCCCCATTCAGGAAGACTGCCGCTGAACAATCCACGCATAGAGTGGGTATCGTTGCCACCGCCGTATCCTTGCCAAATACTCTGCCACTGTTTGTCATCTCGTGGGTCAAAATCGGTTCTGGCTATAATAATCAAAACATCATCGATGTCAACTACGCCTTCGACAATATCTCGAACGCAACGGCTGTAACTAAGACCAATTTTCACTTTATTTCCAATCTTACTTGTTTAATTGAATCCCATCGGAAACTCTTCCAATGTTTGTTTTCCAAATCATACACAGGGCAAACATCTTCATTTACCTTGCGCTCTTTCTTTTCTTTAGGAAAGTCTATTGGATTGTCTGTGTTAGTATAGTGTTTTTCTTCGGTTAAGTCAACTGGAACGAGTGACGGATTGGTTGTACACTCCATCACACGTTCAGTACCGTCCTTTTTGGTAAAAATAACAGTCACAGGACCAAAAGCCAAATGAGATTTCAACCATTTTTTAAATAGTTTAAATTCTTTTTCACTCAGCGTTGACATTTCCTGCTTCCAGTTCTTCTACACGATGACGCAAACGAATAATTTCTTGCTCTAGTCCTTCGATATGAGCCGCGACTTTATCCATAAATTCAGCTGTGTTGTTGCCTGTAGTTCGCAACATGTCAACAACTGTTAGCTTTTTTTCCTCTGCCATTTAAACCTCCAATAAAATATTAGGATTCCATCCTGTGTCTTCACTATAGCCATCGCTATGATAACCACGTGGGTTGCAAACAATGCGAGTTTCGCCAATCATGTAATCAAAACAGTGATGGGTGTGTCCGTGTGTCCACAGTTTGATCTGTGGCCGATCCAAAATAAACTCGCTCAAGTCGCTGTGGTAAGCACCGTTCATAATAGTTTCTGACTTATACGATTCATGTACACTTTGGAAACTAGGACTATGGTGTCCAACTACAACAAACTTTTCATCATGACGTTCTGCTACTACAGTTTTGATGTAGTCAAGCATATGACGATGACGAAAAACAGTATCAATGGGCTTAAGGTTAGTGTAACCTTCGGTTTCCTTTTTAATGATACGGAAGTCGTTCATCATGTCACGCACCGCATGAAGTGTCAGCGGATCGCCTTTGTTCATGTCAGTCCACAACGTTCCACCGATGAATGTTACATCGTCGATAGTCTTAGTACCTGCTTCTAAGAAGTAGACATTAGGAAATTTAGCACATTCGTCTTCTAGGACTTTAAGTGTACGATTCCACTTGCCATGATAAAATTCGTGATTTCCGGCCACATAAATGGTATGTGGAAACTGGAATGAACAACGCTTCAAAAAATCACGAAACGTTTGGACACGCTTTTGCTTACGGCCTAGTTCTGCGAACGAACCGTATTCGTAGATGCTAGGAACAACAGGATGGTCGTAGAGATCCTCGGCGATCATAATGTCACCGCTAAGGATCAAAACGTCATAGTCATTGTCGTTTTGTATATTGATGTCACTGAACTCAAGATGGAGATCACTGACTAATTTGATACGCATTTAGTCCTCTGTTTCTATAAATGCCTGAGCGTCTTCTTTTGTTATACGTCCGGCTTTAACTTCCTCTAAAACATGACGCAATGCTTCTTCAACGAATTCGTTAAAGGTCATATCACGATCATGTGCCATTTTCATGTATTTTAACAGATCTTCATCCGAAAAGTCAACCGGAACTTGTACACGGGTGTCATAGTCCTCGCCCGCTTTAATAGCTAGGCATTTTTGGATAAAGTCGTCGTCTACATCCAAATCTACATATTCAACATCATCCCATGCTTCATTTAAATTCACGCCTCGAGACTTTGCTTCTTTGTCGTGCTTCTTTTTGTATTCTGGATTAATAATGCGATATGCACGATCGTTAGTGTAGTCGCAAACTTCTACTTCATATACCCGTTGACTCTTAGTGCTAAACACAATATTGAAGCTGTAGCCGCCAGGACCGTTAACACCGTTCCAGCTACTCAGCTGATAGCTGTTTGAACCATAGCAACTCCAACCATAATCACCACCTTCAGTGATTTTATAGTCAACTAATTCCATCCATTCTTTCAT